TCTTTGGGCAACTGCAAAACGAGTTGCTAAATCCTTTGGTCAATAGGGTTTTTCACATCATGCTGCGTACGGGTGGCTTGTCAAATCCGCCAAAAGAATTACTGCAATTCCCGTCATTTGAAATCGAATATGTTTCACCATTGGCAAGGTCTCAGAAGACATCTAGGGCAGCTTCAACATTGCGGTCTTTGCAATCAGTTATCCAATTCGCACAGGTTGATCCAAGCATTGTTGACAACATCAATCTTGATAATGTTGCCCGTGAAATACCTGAGATGATGGGAGTGCTGCCAAGCTTGTTAAGAAGTAGGGAAGAGGTAGTAGAACTTAGGGCGCAACGGGCGCAGCAAGAGCAAGCTGCTCAAATGGCCGCCGCCGCTGAACCATTATCAAAGGCTGCCAAGAATGTGGCCGAGACACAGAATATAGCTGGGAGTCAGGCGGCATGATAAACAAAGCTGTTGAATGGCTGGCAAAATTAACCAAAAGTGCGACAAAGCCTAAAAGTATTGCCAAGGCTTATTATCGTCGACTTGGGGATATGAACGACCCGGATATCAAGATGATCATGGGGTCTTTAGCGGCGTATTGTTGGGCTTTGAAAGCCAATGGGCCGCAAGACAAGGATTTCATGATGTACAATGAAGGGAAGCGCGACGCTTTCTTCTTCATCCTCGACATGATTGGCCTTAAAGAGGCTGATTTTATTGAACTAAATAAATTAACAACTAAAGCATTGGAAGGACAGGAAGATGCAACAACCTATTACTAAGGGCAAGAAGGATGAGCCTATAGTTGGCTCTGCGGTCATTAATGACATAATTCAGCAAGAAAACATTATTAAGGCTCTGAAGACTGTCGGTGATTTTATTGCGTTGATCGGGCCAACAATGGATCACAACCGGCGTGTCGCTGCTGAAAAGGCCATTACCGCTATTCGCGAGTTATAATATGCAAGGAACGTTGCAGGAGGTTCTGCAAGCCATCAAGAAGCTGATGGAAATGCAATTAGAGCGTGCCAGCATCGTTAATATCACCGAGCAATGGAAGGCGATTTATGACGCTATCCAAGCTTATTTAGATCAACAAGAACCAGGATAATTGAAATATGACAACTGAGATTGCAGCCGTTCCAACAACGACACCTGCACCGACAACTTCTAATACTACTGCGCCAGTGCAACCCAACGCATCTACCATATTGGCTGGTCAGCAATCGCAAGGGCAGCCAGCAGCACAATCAGACGTTTGGGCAGCGATGGGGCTCGATCCTGATAATTTGGCAATGATTAAGACAAAGGGCTATAAGACCCCCAATGATCTAGCAAAAGGATATGTTGAGGCTCAGAGACTTATTGGGCGCAACCGCGTCCCGTTACCTGGGCCGGATGCTAAACCTGAAGAAATTAAAGCATTTCAGCGCTCTATAGGAGTGCCGGAGAAGCCAGAAGAATATGACCTCAAAAAGCCGGAGAAGGGTTTTTATGACGATAATACGGCAGGTTGGTATCGTAAGACAGCACATGAGCAGGGATTAACAAAAAAACAAGCATCCGCCATGCACGAAGCTTACTTGGGCCACATGGCCGTACAAGAACAAGCTCTGTCTCAGCAAAGGCAAATTGATAACACCAATATGATGAACGATTTGCAAACCGAATGGGGATCAGCTTACGAACCTAATGTAGAAATAGCCAAACGCGCGGTTGCCAAATACTTTCCTGGCGAAGACGGCAAGAAAATGCTGACGGAGATTGAGAATGGCGTCGGCTCAGCGCAACTGGTGAAAATATGCCACCGGATCGGTAAGAATCTATCTGAAGATAATATAGAAATTGGCAAATCAAGTTATTCCAAAACACCAGCTGATGCCAAACAAGAAATAGATCGCCTTTATGCCGATCCCGAATTTATGAAGAAATTTACTGACCGCAATAATCCGCAGCATCAATGGGCCAAAGATCAGATGAGTGATTTGCACAAGATGCAAGCGGGCGGTCGTTAACAAGTTTCGCAGGTACGCCGCAAGGCCCTGCTGACGGCTAGGAAAGACTAGACAAAGCCCTTGGTGTAACGGGGGAAGTGGCGGCCTTGTCAGGGGTGACAAGATACCCACCGCGTTTAAAAAAACTGAAAACAACTTATCTCGGTGGAGAATAACTATGTCTTTAACTATTACTGAAAGCTTTGTTAATAATTACAGCAAAATGCTGTTTGAGCTTTCCCGTCAGAAAGGATCTCGGTTGCGCCAAGCAGTGCGCCAAGAGCCAATTACGGGCGATCAAGCGTTCTATGAACGTATTGATACATCTCCTGCTGTCCCTATGGGAGCCAGGCATTCTTCAACACCTTTTACGCCTTCTGAGCACAGCAGGCGTAGACTAGTTCCTAGTGATTGGGTCTGGAACGACTATCTTGATAAAATGGATAAGATTAAATTGTTAACTGATCCAACATCTGCTTATACCGAAGCCGCAATCGACAGTTTGGGGCAACGGACTGATATGATTATTATTGAAGCCTTGGGCGGCAACGCCTTTAGCGGTCAAAATGGTGCGACAGCTGTCGCGTTACCTGCTGAGCAGATCATTGTCAATGGCGCCACTGGGTTCACGATGGCTAAGTTGCGTGAGGCAAAATACCGTCTTGATCGTCAAAACGTGAAGGCTGAAGGACGTTATATCACTATCAGCGCCAAGGGATTGATGGATCTTCTGGCTGAACCAAACTTAACGTCTGCCGATTATAATACCGTAAAGACATTGGTTGATGGTCAAATTAATACTTTTATGGGGTTTACCTTCATCCATTCAGAATTGCTTGCTAACAGCAACGCCGGACAAGCGAACAACATTCGTTCCTGCTTTGCTTGGCAGCGTGACGGGATGATGCTGGGGATCGGTCAGGATGTTAACGCTCGTGTTTCTGAATTACCAGAACGAAACTATTCTATCCAAGCTTATGCCTCAATGTCGCTTGGATCAACGCGACTGGAAGAAAAGCGAGTTGTTAAGATAGACATCACTGAACCGCAAAACTTCTAATAAATTAGAAAGGAAACTACTATGGCTGATACTTATGGCTACAACATGGGGTTGTTGCTTAATTCAAGTCCACCGGCACGTCCGTCTATTCCTGATGTGAATTCGCCAATCCGTTGCTTTTTAGAAACTGTAACATTGGCCGCACAAGCTGCAGCGGATAGGATTTTTATCGCTCGCGTTCCTAAGGGAGCGAAAATACTTGGAATTTCTCTGAATGCTTCTGCCACACTTGGCGGCACAGCAGAAATTGCAATAGGTATTGCTGGTGCAACCACTAAATATCGTGCTTCAGCAGTCTTCACCACAGCTAACGCTTGGGTTGAAAGTGCGTTAAATTCAGCCGTTGGTGTAGCGCTAACAGCGGATGAAGATATTTTTATTACGGTTGCTGCTGCGTCATTGCCTGGTTCAGGCACGCTGCGCGTCAAGGTTGAGTATTTAAGCAACTAACAGAAGGGCGGGGGCTAACTGCCCCCGCTTCTTAAAATGGCAACAGAAGTTGAAATTTGTAACATGGCTTTAGATTTGATTGGTGCAAACCGGATCACTTCTCTTGCGGATAATACGTTGCAGGGCAGGATATGTGCCGCTAACTACCCACTGCTTCGTGACGCAGTATTAACAGCCTATCCGTGGCGTTTTGCAATTAGGAGAGTGTCTTTAACTGCGTTGGTTTCGACTCCCATATACGGATGGGGTAAGGAATATCAATTACCAACTGGCCCTAATCCGCTGAAATGTTTATTGGTGTTGGATACCGCTCAGGATGCAACAACTGCTGATAAAGAATGGACGATAGAGGGAACAAAATTAGTTGCAGATTATTCAAGCCCTCTTCTTATTAGGTATATAGGGCAGGTCACTAATACCCAGGAATTTGATTCATTATTTGTAATTGCGCTATCCGCTAGACTTGCAGTTCATTTGTCAGCAAATATAACGGAAAGTGCTGGGCGCATTGACCAGGCAAGATCATTGTATCAAGAAACGATAGCAGAAGCTCGCGCCACAAATGGCACGCTTGGTAAATCAGGCATATTGCGTAGCATCGATCTGTTATCAAGCCGAGGGGAGGGCTTCCCAATTGGGTAGGATCACTGGTTTATATGCGAATTTCAACGCGGGTGAGTGGGACCCAAC